CTTTAGCCGTTTTCTTCTGCCCACTGGGTGAATGTAATTCCCCGCTGGCGGAAGAGCGTTTTGACTTGGTCTGCAGTCATTGTTGTCTCCTTGGTTGATACAACTATGTTTGTACTATGTGTGTTAGATTATTGTCTAAAAAATTAGACAGAGCAAGGTATATGTCCATTATTTTAGAAGAACTTCACGATCGTCTAGTTGAGGAATTAAAACGCATCGGCCCTCAAACTGTTGCTAAGTTAACGGGCATATCTCGTGCGACGATTTACAACTGGATGGAAAAGGGCAATACGCCCTTAGATAAATTGGCTCTTTTGGATGCAGCGGGCATAGATGTTACTTACATACTTACTGGTCAGTGTGCTCCAGGGTCTATTGTAGAGAGACCTTCCTTAACAACTCGGCAGGCGGCGTTGTTGGACAACTATGAGCACTTAAATGATTCAGACAAAAAGGCTTTAGAGCGTACAGCCTTTGCGTTGGCGGAACAGGGAAAGGTGAGCAAAAAAACAAAAACAGCATCATGATATGCTCTGAATCTTTAATGCAGAATAAGCTGGATGTATAAGAAAAAGGAGACCAACATGGCGGGTATTCAGGTTATTGCAGGAAATTTTCCCAAGGGATGGGCAAGTTTTGGCTTTGGCACTATTGTCTTCGGTAAAAAACCTAAACAAGGCTTCCCTGATGCTATTGTGCTGAACCCGAAGGAAGAGCTGCTATCAATTGAAATTGCAGACAGTGAGGTGGAAAGCCGCATAGGTAAGGCCGCAGGCACAGGTATCCTTGGTGGGCTAATATTTGGTGGCGCGGGTTTGGTCATTGGAGGCTTGCTTGGCGCAGCAGATAAGACAAAGAAGACCATAACATTTAAAGCGGCATTCACGGGGAATAGGCAGCTTCTAGCTAAAACGGATGCAAAAACCTTTTTAAAGCTGCAGTCAATCGCTTTCGATAACGCAAATAATTTGCCTGTAACCGATAAGGTGCATGTTGAAAATTTGGATGCTTCAGCTGAAAATCCATCGACTAAAGAGCCAGATTCCCCTTCTGTTGCTGTAGCCAAGATGACATCTAAAGATAAGCTTGAGCTTGCGGTTGGCTTGGTCGTCATCACCTTAGTTATCTGGGCAGTGATTCACTTCTTTTTTTAGGAAAGTGCTTAAAAACACGTGCAGTTCTAATAGAAGTAAGGGCGATTTAAATCCGCCCTTGAGTATCATTTTTTACGCATTGACGGTGTCACAGCCCATCAACAACAGGGGCCTGATAGCAAGCCCGCATGGCTATTGGGATTGGGGGAAATAGTTAATTTTATCTGACCAATGAGTATTCCTTTCAGCTTATCTTCAGGGGGCATTCGCGGCGTTTTCTCTACCCGCTCAAGCGCGGCCTGCATCTCTCTTATTGCCTTTGCCAGATTGTCGGCATTGACGCTAAGTGTGTAGATTTTTGCTGCAGTTTCATACTCATCGCAGGTTATTCCCATTAAGTATGAGGCTTTGGGCTTATTGATTGCTGAACTCATGCGTTTCTCCTTTCAGAAATTGCATATCACAAGTTCCTGGCGCGGTGATGGCTTACCCGCCAGGCTGTAGTTGATGTCAACGGTTTGAATATTCAGGCCATTGAATGCCTGCCGCATTTCCGGGATATCGTTCACCGATATAATCATCTTACCTTTGATGCTCCGCGCCAGCTCCGCCATGTGGACATAGTTACCTATAGGGAAATCTACACCATAGCCTTCCGTTCCCCAGTACGGTGGATCACAGTAGAAAAGCGTGTGGGGGCGATCATAACGCTCTATGCACTGGTGCCAGTCCAGATGCTCTATCAGCGTTCTGGACAGGCGCAGGTGTGCCATCGACAGTTCTTCTTCGATGCGCAGGAGGTTAAAGCGCGGCGCACTTGTGGTGGAGGTTCCGAACGTGTGATCGGCCACCTTGCCGCCAAAAGCCTGTTTCTGCAGGTAGTAGAACCGGGCCGCCCGCTGTATGTCGGTGAGCGTCTCTTCCGGCGTGTCCTGCAGCCATTTGAATATCTGACGGCTGACCAGTGCCCACTTGAACTGGCGGACAAACTCTTCCAGATGATGTTTTACCACCCGATAGAGGTTCACCAGTTCCCCGTTGATATCGTTAATGACTTCGGTCTTGCTGGGAGTCTTTAGGAAATAGAGCGCAGCTGCCCCGCAGAACGGCTCCACATAGCAGGTATGGGCCGGAAACAACGGTAAAATATGCTTCGCCAGACGACGTTTACCACCAATCCATGGGACGATGGGTAAAGATTGTTCTTTCATTATCCGTAAGCCTTTTGCAATCAATGAAAATATGGCAGGCTAGTCTGGTCTCGCGAGACTGACTGAACCCTGGTCGGCTCACAGTGCATATCTGTGGGTTGATGACCAGCCTGGTGTTACCGCACCAGGCTGGTCGTTCTTTCAAAGCCATCATGCGGTTCTCGTCCGCATCCTCACTATTAACGCTGTTTAAAATCCCTTTCCCCGACCATTTGTGATGCTGTCTCCACTACACAAGGAGACGCTCATGAAAAACCTGAAAAAATTCATTCCCTCTGTTAAAAAGCCCCGCCTCAGCGGCTGGCTGCTGACCTCTGTGCTGTTGCTCGGCACCATCGGCCTGGTCTCGCCCCAGCAGCTGCCGGTGGTTGTCTACAAGCTGTCGCTCATCACGCTGGCGGCTGTGCTGGGCTACTGGCTTGACCGTTCGCTTTTCCCCAAAGCCCGCCCCGGTCAGTACCTGAAGCACGATGACAGGCTGATGGCTGATGGTCGCTTCCCCGTCCAGACTGGCCTTCACCTGGTCTTTTCCGCTGCGTTGATCCGCCGTGCGCTGATTGTTGCCGCAGTCTGTCTGGCCGTAGCGATGGGGCTTTAACGATGACCCTCTATATGTACTGGCCTCAGGTTGTCTGGGCCGTGCTGGTATTGCTGGGGCTTGGCATCGAGCTTGCCCGCCACGGGCAAGCTCGCACGGGTAAGCACAGTTTCTGGTGGCAGCTCTTTGGTTCAGCAACGGTAGCCTGGTTGCTGTGGTGTGGCGGCTTCTTCAGTCAGGCCCGCGCAGCCCAGCCACCGCAGGCCGCGCTGCAGTATCGCGACGATGTGATCCGTAATGCCCGGCTTGAATGGGGGATGTCTGCGCCGGTGGCCGATTTTGCCGCGCAGCTGCATCAGGAAAGCGGCTGGCGACCTGATGCGGTCTCACCGGTTGGTGCTCAGGGACTGGCGCAGTTTATGCCCGCCACTGCCGACTGGATAAGCCAGCTAATGCCGGGGCTTAAGAGCCGCGAGCCGTTCAATCCTGCATGGGCTATCCGGGCGCTGGTCAGCTATGACCGCTGGCTATGGGAGCGAGTAAGCGCCGCCAACAACTGTGAGCGGATGGCCATGGCCCTGTCGGGGTACAACGGCGGTCTGGGCTGGGTGCAGCGTGACAAACGGCTGGCATCGCAGAAAGGGCTGGACAGCGCCCGCTGGTTTGGTCATGTCGCCACGGTCAATGCCGGACGCAGCGCCGCCAGCTGGCGTGAGAACCGCCACTACCCGCAGCGCATTCTGCGGGAACTGGCCCCCCGTTATCTGACATGGGGGGGCGGCAGCTGTGTGGAACCTGGTTAAAAAATTACCGTGGCGCGGCATGGTGCTGATGCTTGTTCTGGTGGCTGTTCTTTATGGACTGAACCGCTGGGGCTATCACGACGGTTCTGAGGACGCAAAACGTGACGGTGACGCAGCGCTCAGTCGGCTGCAGTCAGCGTTTGATACTTACAAAACCGAACAGGCAACGCTTGAGAACGCTGCGCTGCGGGCCTGGGCAAAACGGTATCAGGAGCAGGTAGCCTCCGGGCAGCAGGCTGAAGCCAGTTACCTTGAGCAGATTGCTCAACTGGAGAGCCAGAACAAACAACTACAGGGGCAAATTAACGATGTCACACAGCGCTGGATTGATGAAAAAGGTAAGAGCCATCCCATTGATTGCGTGTTTACTCGCGGTTTCGTGCGCCAGTACAACGCCGCGCTCGGATATGACAACGCATCCGTCGACACCGGTCATTCAGACACAGCTGCCGCCGCTGGCACCGGCACTGGCGCAGCGTCCGGGCAACCTGAAACCGCTGACGCCTGGCTACGCGACTCAGGCGTCTCCCAGCGTGATGTCCTCGCCAACATCATCGACAACGCGAAGCAGTGCCGCATCTGGCGCAGCCAGATAAACGGGCTGCTGGACGAACGGGAAGGATTACAGAAATGACGTTGCAGGTTGAATTCTGGACGGTGGTGGGCTTTCTCATCACCTTCATGAGCTTTGTCGGCGGTATGGCCAAGTGGCTGTTCAGTAAAGCGGAGGAACGTCAGGCGGCGCGGTTCGCCTCCCTTGAGCAGTCGCTGCAACAGTCCGCCTCCAACTGGGGCGAGCTGGAAAAAGAATTTATGCGGTTTAAGGCGGATTTACCGCTGAACTACGTCCGCCGCGAGGATTACATCCGTGGACAGACGGTCATCGAGGCCAAGCTGGACGCACTCTACAACAAACTGGAAGTGGTACAGCAGTACCGTCATACAGGAGGTCACCATGGTTGATATCGCCCGCGTGCGCCGGGAATCCCTGCGCTGGAGTCTGCTGGTTGCTCTGAACAAAACCCGCCCGTATACCGCCAGCGAGACGCTGCTGCTGGATGTATCCCGCGCCATCTACCCGGACACCACGCCGCTGGAGCTGCGCCGTGAGCTGGATTATCTGGCCGACCGCAAGATGGTAGATCTGGAGAAAAAACCCTCCGGCGACTGGTTTGCCGACCTGACCCGCCTCGGCGTCGACCTGGTGGAATACACTGTGGAATGCGGCCCCGGCATCGCCCGCCCGGAAAAGTACTGGAGTGAATAATGGCCAGACGCAGCACGATAGAAAAGCTGCCGGAAGATGTGCGTCGCTGGCTTGAGCGGGCGCTGACTGAATCCGGCTTCAGCGGGTATAACGAGCTGGAGTCCCTGCTGCGTGAGCAGGGTTACGTCATCAGCAAATCGGCTATCCATCGCTATGGCCAGAAGATTGAGCGCCGTTATGGCGCTATCCGTGCGGCCACCGAAGCGGCCCGGATGCTGACCGAAGGTGCGGCTGACGATCAGGATGCGCGTTCGGAGGCGGTGATCGCCCTGATTCAGACCGAACTGTTCGAGAGTATTGTCCAGCTGCAGGAAGCGGAAGAAGGCGAAGTCGACCCCAAAGAGCGCGTGGCGCTGCTGTCGAAGGTGGCGAAGAACGTGGCCACGCTGTCCCGCGCGTCCGTCAACCTCAAGAAGTTCCAGTCCGAAGTCCGGGCCAGAGCGCAGCAGGCTGCCAGCAACGCCGAGAAGATTGCCCGTAAGGGTGGTCTGTCCACCGATGCAGTACAGGCGTTGCGCCGTGAAATTCTGGGGATTGCCACATGAGCCAGCTTGCTCCCGTTTTGCCTGATACCTCGGCGCTGGATATCCCCGCCGTTCTGATGCCCTACCAGCAGCGCTGGGTGGCTGACACCTCTCCGCTGAAAGTGATTGAGAAGAGCCGCCGTACCGGTATCACCTGGGCTGAGGCGTCCGATGATGTGCTGACCGCAGCCTCTTCAGCGCCTGCGGGCGGGATGAACGTGTATTACATCGCTTATAACCAGGACATGACCGTCGAATATATCCAGGCGTGTGCGATGTGGGCGCGGGCATTCAACTATGCCGCCAGCGAAATCGAAGAGGGTTTCTGGGAAGAGGACGAAGACGACAAGCATATCAAGACCTACACCATCAAATTCCCTGACTCCGGCTTTCGTGTCGTCGCGCTCTCCAGCCGTCCGTCTAACCTGCGTGGCCGTCAGGGCATTATCGTTATCGACGAAGCGGCGTTCCATGAGCAACTGGACGAACTGCTGAAGGCGGCGCTGGCGATGCTTATCTGGGGCGGTAAAGTGCGTGTTATTTCCACCCATGACGGTGATGATAACCCGTTCAATACGCTTATCGGAGATATCCGGGCCGGGCGTCAGGGGGGCAGCGTACACCGCATTACTTTCCAGGAGGCCGTGTCGGAGGGACTGTTCCACCGGGTCTGCCTGCGTACCGGGAAAGAATGGTCGCAAGCGTCCGAGCAGGCGTGGATGGCATCGGTGTACAAATTCTACGGTGCCGGTGCATCGGAGGAGCTTGACTGTGTTCCGGCTAACGGTGGCGGAGCCTGGCTGTCCCGCGCCCTGATTGAGTCCCGTATGTCGGCTGGCACGCCGGTGTTGCGCCTGACCTGCCCGGAGGGTTACGAGCTGAAGCCCGACGACGTCCGCTGGAGCGAGACGCAGGAGTGGCTTGATACGCATCTGAAGCCGTTGCTGGAGGCGCTCCCCGCTGACGCTCGTTCTTTCCTGGGGCGCGACTTTGGCCGCAGCGGTGACCTGTCGGTGGACTATCCCCTGCTGCAGGAGAAGAACCTGGTTCGCCGCGTGCCGTTCGTGCTGGAGCTGCGCAACGTGCCGTTCAAACAGCAGGAGCAAATCGCCTGGTACCTGATGGATGGCCTGCCAAACCTGATGGGCGCGGCGCTTGATGCCCGTGGTAACGGCTCTTACCTCGCCGAATACGCCATGCAGCGCTACGGCTCCAGCCGGGTTAAGCAGGTGATGCCAACTGAAAACTGGTATCGCGAGCATATGCCGCCGGTCAAGGCTGCGCTGGAAGATGGCAACCTGGTGGATTTACCGAAGGATGAAGACACGCTGGATGACCTGCGGGCCGTTCAGGTGGTAAACGGCGTTCCCCGCGTGCCGGAACAGCGCTCAAAAGCGAAGTCTGACAGTGGCAAGCGTCACGGGGATTCAGCCATCGCACTGGCGCTGGCGTACTTCGCCAGCCGTGAAATTAACAAAGGGCCGGTGAAGGCAAGCTCACGCCGTCGTCGTCAGGCGGCCCGTATGCTGGAGGATTACTGATGGCCCGTGGACTCTGGGTTTCACCCAGTGAGTTCGTCAAATTTGCCGAACCCAATAAAACGCTGACGGAGCAGATCGCCTCGCGCAGCCGCTCTATCGACTTCTTCGGGCTGGGGATGTACCTGCCTAACCCTGACCCCATTCTGAAATCTCAGGGCCGGGATATCCGCATCTATCGCGAGCTGCGTACCGACCCGCTGGTCGGCGGCTGCATCCGCAGGCGTAAGGCGGCGGTCAAGTCGCTGGAGCGTGGTCTTGAGCGCGGTCATGCCCCGGCGCGGGTATTCAGCTTCATCCGGGATATGCTCGACGATCTGGATTTGTCCCGCATCATCGGCGAGATGACCGACGCCGTTCTCTACGGGTATCAGCCCTGTGAGGTCATGTGGGGACGCTCTGTTAAATCCTGGGGCATCGCAGATATCGTGGGCAAGCCACCGGAGTGGTTTCAGTTCGACAATGACAATCTGCTGCGCTTTCGTGCTAAAGACGCCGGGCTTGAGGGGGAGCCGGTACCGCTGAACAAGTTCGTGGTACCGCGTCAGGACGCGACCTACGACAACCCGTATGGCTTCCCTGATTTGTCGATGTGCTTCTGGCCCGTGACCTTCAAAAAAGGCGGCATGAAATTCTGGGTGCGCTTTGCCGAGAAGTACGGCTCACCGTGGGTTATCGGCAAGCATCCACGCGGGACGGCCCAGGGTGAGATTGACCTGCTGCTGGATTCCATGGAGGCAATGGTGGAAGACGCGGTGGCCGCTATCCCTGACGATTCCTCTATTGAAATTAAGGAGGCCGCAGGCAAGGCCGACAGCAGCAATATTTATCAGAACCTGATAACGCTTGCCCGCAGTGAAATCTCCATCGCCCTGCTGGGGCAGAATCAGACCACCGAGGCCAACAGTAACCGCGCCTCCGCGCAGGCCGGACTGGAGGTCACCGATGATATCCGTGACGCTGACGCTGATATCGTGGAAAGCGCGGTGAATCAGGCCATCAGGATGGCGGTATCAATGAACTTTGGCGATGTGGCCAGCCCCGTCTGGAAGATGTGGGAACAGGGAACGGTCGGCGTTACGCAGGCAACCCGCGACGAGAAACTCAGCCGCGCCGGTGTGGTCTTCACCCCGCAATACTTCAAGCGTGAGTACCAGCTGCAGGACGGCGATATTGACGAGACACCACCGTCAGAACGCCAGAAGAACATGCTGCCGCTGTCATTTGCCGAGGCCATTGATGCCGATATTCAGGCACAGCAGGCCCTGGACGACGCGCTGGATATTCTGATGAACGGAGGCGCGTTAAATGGCACGCTGGAACCCGTACTGGCTCCTCTGTTTAAGCGGGTTGAAGATGGCGTCAACCCGTCTGAGCTGCTGGGCGAACTGGCCGAGCTGTACCCTCAGATGAACGCTGAAGACCTGCAGGAACGGCTGGCACGGATTATGTTTGTTGCAACTGTCTGGGGGCGTCTGCATGAGCGTGACAACGGCTGAACTGGCGTACTGCATGACGTTGCCCCCCAAACGGGCTATCAGTTACCTGAAGTCCAAAGGGTATAGCTTTACGTGGGACTGGGAGGAGATGTGGCAGGATGCCCATGCCCGCGCCTTTACCGTCGCCAAAGTGACCCGCCTTGATATCCTGGAAGATATCAGGAGCGCCCTGCAGCAGGCACTGGATGAGGGTAAGACTGACCGCTGGTTCCGCCAGCAGCTGGAGCCGGAGCTGCAGCGCAAGGGATGGTGGGGGCCACGTGACACCACAGACCCGGTAACGGGCGAGCCGGTCCCCATCCAGCAGGGCAGCCCGTGGCGGCTCGACACCATCTTTCGTACCAATATGTCCGTACTCTACAGTGCCGGTCGCTGGGCGGAGCAGATGGAGAACGTCGACGACAGGCCGTACTGGATGTATACCGGCATCAACGACAGCCATACCCGCAAGAGCCATCTGGCGCTGCATGGTCTGGTGCTGCGCTATGATGACCCGTTCTGGCAGGCGTTCTACCCGCCGAACGGCTGGGGGGGGCGCCGGGGGGGGGTTTGCCCCGGCCGGAAGCCATCGGATCCCCCTTTCGGCCGGGCGTCCTACCCGCCGAACGGCTGGCGCTGCCGCTGTGGTGTCATTGCCCTGAGCGCGGCGGATGTGCGTGCCCGTGGCCTGAAGGTGTCAGGTTCTGGCTCAGCCATGGGATGGGAGCTGAAGCTGGTCTCAGAGAAAACAGGCGAGATGCAGAACGTCGCCACCTTCAATACCGGCACCACGAAGGTGGCCACCGACGTCGGCTGGTCTTATGCGCCGGGGGCTGCATACCGTCCCGACCTTGCCCGCTATCAGGGTACGCTTCAGCCGCTGGCACAGCAGGAACTGAGAGGATAACGATGGCTTCCGATAACCTGGTCAATGTCACCATTAACGATGAATCCCTGCGCCGGAGCCTCCGTGCGCTGGACCTGGCTGCCACAGACCTGGAACCCGCGATGCGCAAAATCGCCGGAACCCTGCTGGCGGAAACGCAGTTTAACTTTCTCGATGAGGGGCGTCCGGGGTGGACTCCCTCGCTGGCAGCGCAGGAGCGCGACGGGCAAACGCTGCAGGATACAGGGCGTCTGATGGGGTCAGTATCAACCGACCATGATGACCGGCAGGCAGCGGTTGGCACTAATGTCGTTTATGGGCCGATTCACCAGTTCGGTGGTAAAACGGGACGTAATGAGTCCGTTGAACTTCCTGCCCGTCCGTTCCTGCCGCTGACGGGGGACGGTGAGCTGCAGCCTGAAGTGGTTGTCCCCATCCTCGATACGATTGTCCGCCATCTTGAAGCAGCGGCCCGTCGCTGAGTTTTGTCTCTGCAGGCGGGTGATTTATCATTGCCAGCCGCTGAGGGGCTGTATTACCTTTATAAAGGCTTTACAGCCCCCGCTTCGCACCACTATTCGCCCGCAGCGTGACATTCCCCGTACTGATACCCCCGATTTTTTCTAAAGCAGATTAAAAGCGCTGCTGACGCTTTTTCCACAGACTGTCCCCGACAACGTAACGCGGGACAGCAAAATGCCAGCCATTCACATTTTTAAAGCCGGTACTCATACCGATATGCACGGCACGAAACTGCCGTTCACGCAAAGCGATCTTGCCGCCTGCGTGAAAGCCTATGACCCGTCCGTCCATGAAGCACCACTCGTTATTGGCCACCCCAAAACGGAAGACCCGGCGTGGGGCTGGGTGAAATCCCTGTCGCTTAACGGCGGCGATCTGCTGGCTGAGCCTGACCAGCTCGACCCGCAATTTGCCGAACTGGTGGGCAACGGGCGCTTCAAAAAGGTTTCAGCCTCGTTCTATCTCCCTGACTCACCGAACAACCCGAAGCCCGGCACGCTTTATCTGCGTCATGTCGGCTTTCTGGGGGCGCAGCCACCTTCCATTAAGGGGCTGAAGCAGGTTTCGTTTGGTGAGAAAGAAGAAGGCGTCGTGGAGTTTGCCGACTGGAGTGATATCACCAATGCCTCTTTATGGGGCCGTCTGCGCGATTTTCTGATTGCTCAGTTCGGGCTGGACGAGACCGACAAGGTGCTTCCTTCATGGCAGGTTGACTCCCTGCGCGAAGAGGCTTACCGCGACACCGGGAAGTCTGAACCGGACTTCAGTGAACACAATCCCAACCCTCAACAAGAGAACAGCACCATGACTGAAGAAGAAATCAAAGCGCTTCAGGCGGAAAACACACGTCTGAAAGCGGAAGCCACCCAGCGGGCGGAACAGGAAGCGAAGAGCAAGCAGGACAAACTGCACGCGGAGAACGTCTCCTTTGCCGAGAAGCTGGTTGGCGATGGCCGACTGGCCCCCAAAGCGAAGTCGGTAGTAGTGGCCATCCTGGACGCGGTTTCTGCAGGTGACAAGCCGGTTGAGTTTGCTGAAGGCGATACCCGCACCCCGCTGGCCACGGCGTTTAAGACGCTGCTGGACAGCACTGATCCGGTACTGAATTTCAGTGAGCATGCGACCAAAGACCGCGTGAGCACGGATATCAAAACGACGTCAGCGGAGTTCGCTGAAGCCGACCCGGAACGTCTGGCGCTGCATCAGAAAGCGCTGGAACTGTCGAAAAAAGAAGGCATCAGCTACGACGCTGCTGTCTCCCGCTGCCTGTAATTAAGGAGAGAACATGTCTGACTATTTAAAGGGTAAGCGCGTCGTTGACCCGGTGCTGACCAGCATCGCTCGCGGTTATAAAAATGCCGCGTTCATCGGTGAGCGCATCTTCCCCATTGTCCAGACCGATAAGGAAGGTGTGACCGTTCCGACCTTCGGTAAATCCGCCTTTGTTGAGTACGACACCGAGCGTGCCGTAGGGGCTGACAGCAACGTTCTGGTACGCGAGAAAACCGGCAAGCTGGACCTGGTTCTCAACGAACACGATCTGGCCGCGCCGGTGGACTATCGCGAGCAGGCCGAGTCGATGTTCAACGAAGAGGCCAAAGCCATTCGCCGTGTGACCAGCGGCGTCAACCTCAAACGCGAGCTATATGCGGCCCGTCTGGCCCAGGACAAAAACGTCTACCGTGCAGCTAACGTCAAAGCGCTGGCTGCGGCTGAACGCTGGGCAGGTGGCCAGGGTGATCCGATTGGCATCATCGAGGGCGGGATTGAAGCGGTACGTAACGCTACCGGTCTGCGTCCGAACCTGATGACCATGGGGGCCAGCGTCATGTCGCTACTGAAGTTCCACCCGGCAATTCAGGCAGCGATTGGTGCTAACGAGCGCAAGCGTATCACCATCGAAATTCTGAAAGACCTTTTCCAGTTGGAAGATGTGGTGATCGGCGAGCCAGTATCCATGACCTCCATGAAAGATGCGCAAAACAAGGACAAAGTCCCGACCGATATCTGGCGCGACAACCTGATGCTGCATTACGTCGGCAAACCCCAGCCGGGCACTGACAGCGCCGACGAAAATGAGCCGTCATTCGGTTACACCCTGCGCCGTAAAGGGATGCCGGTGGCGGACAAATATGATGGCGTCGGCGGCAAGGTGAAGTACTGCCGTTATACCGATATCTACAAAGTCGCCGTGGTCGGTGGCGATGCCGGGTATCTCGTCACCAACATCGTGAAATAAGGAGACGGTCATGGGTACAACTCAGCAGGTCATTCTGACCACTACCGTGACGGCCAGCGCGGCGCTTATGCAACAGCGCTTTGTCGGTGCCGATAATGGCCCCTGTCAGGCCGGAGCCGTCGCGCTCGGTGTGGCAGAGGTGGATGCCGCTGCCGGTGATGTAACCCCGGTCAACGTACTGGGTATTGTTGCCGTTGAGGCCGGTGCCGCGATTGCTAAGGGGCAGAACGTCCAGTCGGATGCAAACGCCTGCGCCGTTCCCCAGACAGCCGCCACGGAAGGTACCCCTGCGGGTATCTCTGCCGGGATTGCGCTGGATGAGGCACTGGCTGAAGGCGACGTTATCCGCATCCTGCGCGGGGTGTGACATGTACTGCACCCTCGCGGATTTGCTTGAACAGGTTCCTGAGCGGACGCTTATCCAGCTCACCAACGAGGAGCTGGATTTCGACTCGCCCGCGACGGTGAAAACTGAGGTGGTGGACAGCTGTATTCGGTATGCCGATGAGCTGATTGATGCCCACCTGCGCGGGCGCTATACCCTGCCGCTGGCAGAGATACCGACCGTTCTGCGGGACATTGCCATCACGCTGGTGCGTTACCGGCTTTACACCCGCCGCCCGGAAGGGGCTGTCCCGGATACCGTGAAGGATGACCACAAAGAGGCCCGACGCCAGTTGGAGGGGTTGCGTGACAACAAGCTGACGCTGGGGCTGCAGTCCACTCAGAAGGATGTGCCTGAGTCCGGTGAAATCCGGGCGCGGGCACGCCGCCCCACCTTTGGCGGGCGCGACGGCTTACTGGAGAAATACTGATGAACGTTCTGCCCGTCCTCGATGCGGTGCTGGCCCGGTTGCGCGAGAAGCTGCCCCAGTTGCAGGTGGAATACTTCCCGGAAAAACCGTCCGAATACCGCCTGAATCATCCTGTCGGGGCGTTGCTGCTGAGTTATGCCGGTTCGCGCTTCGACAAACCCGATGATATTGGTGCGGTGATCCAGCCTCAGACTATCCAGCTCTGCGTCTCGGTGGTCTTCCGCCAGCTCAACGGTAAAAGAGGTGCGATTGACGTTCTGGATGCAGTCCGCCGCATCCTCGGTGGTTACACCCCGCCGAACTGCCGCCGTCGTATCTGGCTGACCCGTGAAGTGTTTATCGGTGAGGTCAAGGGGCTGTGGCAGTACGCTCTCGACTTCGCAACCGAAAGCGTCTTTATCGAAGACAGCGACTTACCGTCCGGCCCGCTGTTAACCGAAGTGAACTATGAGGAAAGCGAGTGATGAAAGAATACCGCTATTCCGGCCCGGCCAGCGGCGTCACGCTGTCGGACGGAACCGAAATCCTGCTCTGGCCGGGGAAGAATGTTTCCCTGCCGGAGGAGCATGACTATGTGAAGGTACTGGTGGCGCTGAAGCATCTGACGCCGGTATCTGAAGAGACAAACCCCGCCAGCACACCGGCTGTGCAGTCACCAAAGCGCAGGAACGGCGGCGACAACGATGTAAAACTGGAGGACTCCCATGGCAGCTAACTATCTGCATGGCGTCGAAACCATTGAGGTGGAAAACGGTGCCCGCCCGGTAAAAACGGTGAAGTCTGCCGTCATTGGCCTGATTGGTACCGCCCCCATGGGGGACGTCAATACGCTGGTGCAGTGCCTGTCTGAGAAAGATGCAGCGGCGTTTGGCAGCCAGCTCACTGGCTTTACCATTCCGCAGGCACTGGATGCGATCTACGACCATGGGGCAGGCACCGTTCTGGTCATTAACGTGCTTGATCCGGCTGTGCATAAAACCGCTGTGGCCGATGAAGACGTAACGTTCGACAAGGCGACGGGCAAGGCACAGCTGGCTAATCCGGTGGTCGCGCAGCTGGTACTGAAACCGGACAGCGACGGTCAACCTTATGTGGAAGGTCAGGACTACTCGCTTGATGCGCAGACCGGGGTGATTACTAACCTTGGTAAAAGCATTGCTGCAGATGCAACGGTCAAGGCCAGCTATAACTATGCTGATCCGACCAAAGTCACCCCGGCTGATATCATCGGTGCCGTTAACGCGGCGGGCAACCGTACCGGCATGAAGCTGCTTAACGACAGCTTCAACCTGTTTGGCTACTTCGCCAAGATCCTGATTGCCCCGGTATTCTGCACCCAGAACAGCGTCTCGGTTGAGCTTATCGCCATGGCTGAGAAGCTGGGCGCGGTGACCTACATCGACGCGCCGATTGGTACCACTTTTGCGCAGGCTCTGGCGGGGCGTGGCCCGGAAGGCACCATTAACTTCAATACCAGCTCCGACCGCGTCCGTCTGTGCTATCCGCACGTCAAGGTGTACGACGCGGCCACCAACAGCGAACGGCTGGAGCCGCTGAGCCAGCGTGCTGCAGGTCTGCGTGCCAAGGTCGACCTGGACAAGGGCTACTGGTGGTCGTCCTCCAACCAGGAGATTCTGGGTATCACCGGCGTGGAGCGCCAGCTGTCAGCAATGATTGACGACCCGCAGAGCGAGGTGAACCTGCTCAACGAACAGGGTATCACCACGGTCTTCAGCAGCTACGGCAGCGGCCTGCGTCTGTGGGGCAACCGGACGGCAGCATGGCCAACGGTCACTCATATGCGCAACTTTGAAAACGTTCGCCGCACCGGGGATGTGATCAACGAGTCCCTGCGTTATTTCAGCCAGCAGTACATCGACATGCCGATTACCCAGGCACTGATTGATGCGCTGACGGAGTCGGTCAACGCCTACGGTCGTAAGCTGATTGGCGACGGTGCGCTGCTGGGCTTCAGCTGCTGGTTTGATCCGGCCCGTAATGAAGAGACGGAGCTGGCCGCCGGTCACCTGTTACTGAGCTACAAATACACGCCGCCACCGCCACTGGAGCGACTGACGTTTGAGACCGAGATCACCTCGGAATACCTGTTAACCCTGAAGGGGAATAGCTGATGGCAAAGATTGAGATCAACCGCATCACGAATGCCAACATCTACCTGGATGGCGCTAACCTGCTGGGCCGGGCCGAGGAGGTCAAACTGCCTGACGTCTCCATGACCATGCAGGAGCATAAGGCGCTGGGGATGGTGGGCAAGGTGGAACTCCCGGCAGGCTTCGACAAGCTTGAGGGCGAGATCAAGTGGAACAGCTTTTACCGCGACGCGATGCTGTCTGCCGCGAACCCGTATAAGTCGCTGGCGCTGCAGTGCCGTTCCAGCGTTCAGCGCTACAGTTCGCAGGGGCTGATTGACGAAATTCCGCTGGTCACTTTCCTGACGATCATGTTCAAGAAGAACCCGCTGGGGACGTTCAAACAGCATGAGAACGCCGAGTTCTCCAGTAGCTTCACCTGCACGTACATCAAGCAGGTACTGGATGGTGAAGAGCTGCTGGAGCTGGACTATCTGGCCAACATCTTCCGCGTCGGCGGCGTTGACCAGTTGACCGACTACCGCATCAATATCGGGGGCTGACGGTGACCGTCGAGATTGAAGATAAAGGCGGGAACTGTGGTTCGATTGGCATGGGAAATGGTACGTGGTTTACCATCCTTGATATTCCGGGGGTGGAAAACCTTTTTAATACCCAGAAAACCAATGACCCGATTGACTGCACCCGCACCAAAGCACGGAAGCTGGCTGACCTGATTGAGGCATGGGAGCCACCTGACCACTGGTTCACCGGCATCGGAAAATCCGAAGGAAAGGCACTTCTTATCGCCTTCCTGCGTAACTGCAAAGGCTTTCGCACTCACTGACATCACAGGGGCTTCGGCCCCTTTCTTCTTAATCCCCTTTAATATCCGTCACGTCCACCTCCAGACATACTGCTCTGAACTTACACAGGAGCACGATCATGTCGCAGACCCAATCCGATACTTTTAAGCTGTCTTACCCCTTCACCACCGCAGCAGGCACCAGAGTTGAGCAGGTTGAACTGAAACGCCTGACGGTCAAAGACCTGAAGCAGGTGCGCAAAATCAGTAAAGACCCGGCTGACTGGGACGAACCGCTGATTGCCCGTAGCACCGGTATTCTCCCCGAAGACCTCGATAACATGGATCTTGCCGATTACATGGAGCTGCAGAAACGATTTCAGCAAGTCACTGGGCTGGGCAAGAGCGACGAAAACGCTGATGCAGGCGCAGGGGCTGCTGGCGAGGTGGTTTAGATTTCAGCCGGGGGAGATTGATGCCCTCGATACTGACGATCTGGAGATGTGGCTGGAGCAGGCTGAAGAGCAAATCAAAAGCGAGTTCGGCGACAATCAGTAACTCCTCATCACTTAACAGCCGCCACACGCGGCTGTTCTGCATGCCTCTCAGACGCTTTCCTTCCGTTTTTCCGCTTTCAGAGGATAACCACCGTGGCCAATGAATTTTCAGTCGGCGTCATTATTGGCGGCATTGTCGGGAGCAGCTTCCGCTCAGCCGTCAGTGGCACCCGACGCGCCCTTGATTCCCTCGGCGATACATCGCGACGCCTGCAGGAGCGCCAGAACGCCTTAACCCGTGCGACTGAACGTTATGGCCAGTTAGGTTCTTCGCGGATGCAGCGCCTCAACAGTGAGCTGCTGCGGGTAAGTCGCACAATGGAGCAAATCGAGCGCCAGCAGCGCCGTCTGTCAGCGGTTTCGGCCACCAGTGATGCGCTGAAGTCCAACCGTATGGCGCTCTATGGGCAGGGGGCAGAGACTTACGGCATCGCCCGAACGCTAGGGTCGCCGGTCATGGCCTCTGTCAAACAATATGCGTCAATCGAGTCGCAACTGCGTGATATCAGCGTCACCGGCGATTTAGATGCAAAACAAGAACAGGCTATTGGCAAAGCAATTCGTGAAATTGCTCCTAAAGTCAACCAGACTCAGGAGTCTCTTTTGCAGGGTGTAGGGCAGCTGGTTGCTGATGGTATGGCCCCTAATCAGGCTTCTCAGCTCACAGGGATGCTGGGTAAAGCGGCCACGGCCACTAAAGCCGATATGACCGACCTTGCCAAAATGACCTATGCCTTCAGCGACGCCCTCAAAATTACCGATGCCAAAGAGTTGGAGCAGGCATTTGGTATGGCTGCTACCGGTGCAAAACTCGGCTCGTTTGAACTGAAAGACATGGCTAAGGCACTGCCCGGTATGGCCAAAGCTTTTGCTGCCCGTGGAATTACAGGCAAAGAAGCGATTATGCAGATCGTTTCCAGCCTGGAGGTCGGCAAAGGCAGCGGCTCTGCGGAAGAAGCCGTTACCAATATGTCCAACTGGCTGGCGGCGATGGGGCGAAACGATACCATTCAGAAATATGCCAAGGCCGGGATTAATTATCAGAAATCCATGCAGAACTTAGTTTCACAAGGGTTTTCGCAGTATGAATCCTCGCTGATGATTGCCAACGCCTTCATTGACGACAAAGGCAAAGCGTTCGTACAACAGTGGAATGCGGCAAAGGACTCGGGAGACCAGGAAGGTCAACAGAAGCTGATGGAGTCCTTCGGACTGGCAGAAGTCTTCACTGATATTCAGACCGTCAACCATCTGCTGTCAATGCGGCAAGGCTGGGATAAGTATCTTTCCAATAAGCAGGAAATGAATAGTCCATCAGCGAAGAACACACTAGATACAGACGCTGAAAAACAGAATGCGACTCTTGAAGGGCATTGGCGCAGAACGAAGATTGCATTTAACGAAACAGCAATAAGTATTGGGGAGTCTTTGCGCCCTTCACTAATTCAACTCAGTGAGACTTTTATTCCTTTAATGGACAGTGTCGGCAAATGGATAGCCGCAAATCCGCAACTTGTTAGCGGCACCATAAAGGTTGTGGGAGCATTACTCGCTTTCAAGATGGCCACTATCGGTCTCAAGCTGGGGCTGAATCTCCTTATATCCCCTTTTGTTAACGTCTGGAAAAGTGCCGTGCTCCTGCGGGCCAACTGGCTTCGCCTGACGCTCGCGCTGGGTGAAGGCGGCAAACTTCGCTGGCTGGTGACCGGCTTCAGCGCCGTCGCCAGAGGAGCCAGAACACTAGGTGGTGTGCTGTCAGGTGGGCTGGTTCGCGGCATTATGCTCGCCGGGCGTGCCGTTCTCTGGATTGGTCGGGCGTTGCTGATGAATCCCATCGGCCTTGCCATCACCGCCGTCGCGGCGGCGGCTTATCTTATTTACCGCAACTGGGGCGCAGTCAGTAGCTGGTTTAAACAGCGCTGGGCTGACATTAAAGAGGCGTTTAACGGCGGTATCGTGGGGATTGGTAAGCTGCTGATTAACTGGTCGCCGGTTGGTCTGCTCTATAAAGCCTTTGCGGCTGCGCTGAAATATCTCGGCGTTGATCTGCCCGCGAAGTTCACTGACTTCGGTGGCCATCTTATCGACGGGCTGATAAACGGCATCAAAAACAAATGGGAGTCGCTCAAAACCACCGTCACAGATATGGGCGACAGCGTGGGCGGCTGGTTCAAGGAAAAGCTGGGCATTCATTCGCCGAGCCGTGTGTTTATAGGCTTTGGTGACAACATCGCGCAGGGTGCCGCTATCGGCCTGCAGCGCACCACACCGCTGGCAGCGCTTGCCGGACAACGCCTGGCAACAGAGATGACTCCTGATGTTCCCCGTATCCCGTCGCCGGAAATCATGGCTGCGGGATATTCAGGCCGTGGCGCAGCTGCTTCTGGTGGCGGAGCGTCTGGCGGTATTCAGGTCAGCTTTAATCCTCAGTTTTTCCTCAATGGCAAAGAAACCGCAGCGCCAGCCGGACTGACCGGCGCACTGAATATGAGCCTGCATGAACTGGAGAAAATGCTGGAACGTCTGCTGGCTCAGAAACAACGTCGGGGGTACGAATAATGTTTGCGGTACTGGGTGATATTGAGTTTGAACTGATTACTTACTGGGACGGTTTCGAGGCAACGTTCGGCGTCGATTATGCCGAACATGCCCGCATCGAGGGTAAGCCCGGCCTGCAGTTCGTCGGCGATAAGCTGGACGAAATCCAGATAAGCCTGGTCTTCCATCAGCATTATTGTGTGCCCGACGTGGAGCTGGCGAGACTGAGAACGGCCATGAAATCCCATCAGGCGCTGGCGCTGGTTTTCGGCAACGGTGACTATCGCGGCTGGTTTGTGATTACCGACGTGACCGCGACCAGCGAGCAGACGGACAGCACAGGCAACGTGCTGGCCGTCAATGCCACCGCATCTCTCCGGGAGTACATCGGCGACCCGAAGAACCCGCTACAGCCTCCTGCGATACGCACGCAGGTTCCCGGCGTCGGGGCTGTCTCAGGTGCCGTACCTTCTCCCTCCGGGGTGGCGCAGTACGTTCGCGACGGCGTCAACTATGCCAAACAGGCGCAGTCTGTTCTCCAGACCACCATCAGCGCCGTTCGGGTGGCGCAGAAAATGAAGGATAACCCCGCAGTCGCGCTGACCCGCGTGCCGGGGCTGATGAGCGGACTGGGCAACGTGTCCGGGGCGTTAGGCCAGAGCGTTCCGGCATTCAATGCGCTCTCTGAATCCATGCCTGATGCCATCAGTCTGGCCAGAGCCACCAGTGATGCGGCCACGTATGTCCAACAGGCGCAGTCTTCGCTGAGCGGCGTGGACGGCAGCAATATCGCGGCAGCGCTGGATGCTGTTTCCGGGCAGCTCAACTCCGCCAGCACCACGTTCACCCGGATGTCGCCGGGGTTAAGCACCATGGCAGCTAAAATTCTGGCGAGGAGTGTGTGATGTTTCTTGAACATGTCACCCGTGACGGGGAGCGGTGGGATTCTCTGGCATGGCAGTACTACGGCGACCCACTGGGCTATCCCCGGATAATTGCCGCCAATCCGCACGTGGCCATTACGCCGGTGCTGCCCTCCGGGCTGTTGTTACTGATCCCGGTTATCGAGGCTGAAGAAGCCACCACAGAAGAGGATATTGCCCCATGGCTGAGATAAACAGCACGGTACAGGCCGCATCAGCGTTAACCGGCGTCAGCGATGTTCTGAGTCCGGTATTCACTCTGTGGTATCTGCAGAAGAACATCACCACCGATATCGCCCCCTATGTCACCCGCGTAACCTACAGCGATAACATCAAAAGCGAGTCCGATACCATTGAGGTGGAGCTGGACGACACCGATGGTCGCTGGCTGGATAAGTGGTATCCGGGCAAGGGTGACACGCTGACGCTCAAGATGGGCTATCAGGGCGAGAAGCTGCTGTCCTGCGGTACGTTCTCGATAGACGAGATCGAGGTGAGTTCGCCCGCGTCCGTTGTCGCTATCCGGGGCGTGGCCACGTCGGTCAACAACGCTCTGCGGACAAAATCCAGTCGTGGTTTCGAGAGCACCACGCTGGCGGCCATCGCCGGGCGGATTGCCAAAAAGCATCAGCTGAAGCTGGTTGGCAGTATTGAGTCCATCAAAATTGACCGGGTGACCCAGTATGCAGAAACGGACGTGAGCTTCCTGCGTCGGCTGGCCAGCGAGTATGGTTATGCCGTAAAAGTGGTCAGCGACCAGCTGATTTTCTCTCATCTGGCCACGCTGCGCGGTCAGGAGCCGGTAAAACAGTTGAAGCCACAGGATGTGTCCAGTTTTTCCCTGCGTGACACCATCAACCGCGTCTACAAATCCGCGAAGGTAAAACACCAGAAGAGCAGCGATAAAAAGCTGATCGCCTACGAGGTTGCCGGTGGCACCAGTGAAAGCGATAAACAGGTCAAACTGGCAAAAGTCACCAGCGCTGATTCACTGAAGGTTAACAGCCGCGTCAGCGACCCGGACAGCGCCCGGATTAAAGCGGATTCGGCGCTGGCCAGGCATAACGAATATCAGCAGAATGGCTCCCTGACGCTGATGGGGACACCTCAACTGACAGCAGGCAACAAAATTGAACTGGTGGGTTTTGGTCAGTTATCCGGGCCGTGGCTGATAACCACTGCCCGCCATGCGTTTGACCGTAACAGCGGCTACATCACAGAACTGGAAGTGGCACGAGGGCCAGTCACGCAGGGCAAGGCGAAAAAAGGTAAAAAGACTGGCAAGAGCCAGACACTGACCGTCTACAAATACGATGGCACCACATCCACGGTAATAAAGGGAGATAAGTAATGTCTGTTGTCACCCGTCAGGTCGGCACGGTCAGCGCCGTTGATGCCGACAAGGTTCAGGCCCGCGTTCGTCTGCCTGAGTGCGATAACCTGCGCACTAACTGGCTTAACGTGCTGCAGCGCAACACCCAGGATAACAAGGATTACTGGCTCCCTGACGTGGGGGAGCAGGTTGAGGTGCTGCTCGATGCCAACGGCGAGGATGGTGTCATTCTGGGGGCGGTGTACTCAGACGTCGATAAACCGCCGTTCAGCGACAAAAACGTCCGGGGCACGAAATACGCGGATGGCGCAGAGTTCAGCTATAACCGCGCGACCCATACGCTGACGGTCAAAGGCGGTATCGAGCGCGTAGTAATCGAGGTTGCGGTAGGTATCACCCTGAAGGGGAAAACCATTGATTTGACCGCTGACACCACCACGGTGAACGGCAACCTTGAAATCAACGGCAATGCCCACTCAACAGGCAGCATGCTGTCTGATGGCCAGAACTCTAATCACCACTCCCACTGACCTTCTTAAACGCCTTTAATATCGGCGTTCCCGCGCAGGGGCAATACTGCCCCCATGAAAACAACTTCCGTATTCTGGCAACCGGCTCTGCAGGCCCCCGGCGAAATCGTCCGGGGGCTGGATGATATCTGGCAGGCCATTCAAATCATCCTGCGAACCCCTCGCGGCAGCGATCCGCATCGCCCGGAGTTCGGCAGCAATCTGCATCTTTATATCGACTGGCCTATTGACCGGGCTATTCCGCATGTGGTGCGCGAATCCGTCGATGCCATCCGCCGCTGGGAGCCTCGCTGCCAGCTTATGTCGGTTAAACCCGCCGTCGATGGCGAACATCTTACGCTCCGGGTGAGCTGGAAAGGCTCTGACGGACAGCCCCGGACTCAGGAGTTGCTATGGCGCTGACAGAACCCGATTTTATTGAACGTGATGCTGACAAAATCACGGCTGAAATGATTGCACAGTACGAAGCCGCAACCGGCAAAACGCTGTACCCCGCTCAGGCTGAGCGCCTGTTGATTGACCTGTGGGCCTACCGCGAAATGCTGGTCAGGGTCGCGGCGCAGGAAGCAGCCAAACAGAATCTGGTTGCCTTTGCCCGTGAGCCGATGATTGATTACCTCGGTGAACTGGTCGGTGTTTACCGCCTTGCCGCGCAGCCTGCCACCACCACTCTCCAGTTCTCCGTGGATGAGGCACTGGCCATTGATGTGCTGATTCCGGCAGGCACCCGCGTCAGTGCTTCCGACAGCATTATTTTTGCCACCGATACGGACGTGGTGCTAAAAGCCGGATTGCTGCTGGTCAATGCCACGGCCACCTGTACCGAACCGGGAGCCGCTGGCAATGGCTGGCAACCTGCGCAGGTCAGTCAGTTGCTCGATGAGATTGATAACGTCGACCTGCAGGTGACCAATCTGATGGCAAGTTCTGGCGGTTCAGAGCAGGAAGACAATGACAGGCTCCGCGAGCGTATCAAACTGGCCCCGGAGTCATTCACCAACGCCGGAAGCCGTATGGCATACCGCTTTCATGCCATGCAGGCCCATCCCAACATCGTCGACGTCGCTGTGCTCTCCCCGGTTCCCGGCACCGTAGAACTGTATCCGCTGCTCAGTACCGGCCTGCCGGAGGACAGCATCCTTACGCTGGTAGAGAGTTTCTGCTCGGACGAAAAAGTCAGGCCGCTCACTGATACCGTGCGGGCTAAAACACCTGTGCAGGTGGATTACGCCATTGAAGCCAACATCACTATCTATCGTGACCAGGATGCCAACTCGATAAAGGACAACGCCAACAGCGCCATACAGAACTGGGTGGCGTCCCGTACCGCCACGCTGGGGCGCGATATTGTCCCCAGTCAGATTATCAGCGTGCTGTCCGTTTCCGGAGTGTATCAGGTCGAACTGGTGACACCAGTGCTGAAGGTAGTGGCAGAAAACGAATGGGCAAACTGTACGGCGATCACTCTTAACATGACCGGGGTGTCCGATGGCTGAGCCGCTACAACTCCCGCCACCGCTTGAGGGTGATATCAGTCTCAGAACGCTGGGAAGACTCGCCGGGCGGCTGGATAACATCGACCTGAGCGTACTGATGGTCTATCTCGTCGATATTGTCGACAGTTCCGCGCTGCCATGGCTGGGCGAGCAGTTCTCACTGTTCGGCGATGGCTGGGAGCTGGCGGAATCTGACGATGTACGCCGCATGCTTATCAAATCCGCTATCGAGCTGCACCGCTACAAAGGGACGCCGTGGTCAATCAGGGAAATTATCCGCCGCTTCGGCTTCGGCGAAGTGGATCTGATTGAAGGCACTGGCCAGATTGGCTACGACGGCAAACACACTTACAACGGGCTTTTCGTCCATGGCGATGCGGAAGCCTGGGCGGTCTATCGCGTCATCCTTCAACAGCCCATCACTAACGATCAGGCGGCGTTGTTACGTCAGACGCTCGCTGCCTTTGCTCCGGCCCGCTGCCATCTGGCGAGCCTGGAATATCAGTCTGTCGCTATTCGCTACAACAACACCGTCAACTATGACGGCAGCTATAACCACGGGAGCAGTTAATTATGGCAAACCTACCCGAAACCCCGCAGTGGGAAGAAGGCATCTACCAGATTGAGGTCTCCGACCCCGTACTGGGCGGGCCAGACGGAATTTCTAACCGCCAGGGTAAACAACTGGCCAGCCGCACGCTGTACCTGAAACAACAGGTTGAGAAAGGCGGTACAGACCTTGCGAAACACATCGCGGCAGCAGACCCGCATACCCAGTACGCACCGAAAGCCAGCCCGACATTCACCGGCACGCCAACAGCGCCCACGCCTGCAAATAGCGATAACAGCAAGAAGCTGGCGACAACGGAGTTCGTGGCCAAAGCACTTGCGGCGCTTGCTGGCAGCGCCCCTGAGACGCTGGATACGCTTAAAGAGCTGGCTGATGCCCTTGGTGACGATCCAAACTTTGCAACCACGGTCCTGAACAAGCTGGCTGAGAAGCTGGCCAAAGACCAGAACGGCGCAGATATTCCTGACCCGGCGCTCTTTGTCAAAAACCTTGGTTTAGGGGAAGGCTCTGCTTTGCCGGTGGGCGTGCCCATTCCGTGGCCATCAGCGACACCACCAACAGGGTGGCTTAAGTGCAACGGAGCCGCTTTCACTGCTTCCCAGTACCCTAAGCTGGCTCAGGCTTATCCGGCGCTCAGATTGCCTGATTTACGCGGGGAGTTTATCCGTGGCTGGGATGATGGGCGTGGGGTGGATAGTGCGAGAAGCTTATTAAGTCAGCAAGGGTATGCAACAGAAGACCATGCGCACGGTTTACCGTCCAGGTCATCAACGGTCACTGATTCTACGATTAATTTCTATTTTGATGAGACGTGGACAACCAGTGGTACGGACATAATCAAGTGGGGAAATACCAATGATGCTGGATTGCCTGCGCCAAATTATGGAACGTTTAAAACTTTCAAGCAGTCGGTTTCAGGATTGGGAACATCAGCAGTGGAAACACGTCCACGTAACATCGCATTCAATTACATCGTGAGGGCTGCATAATGACGCAGGCAGTATTAAACAACGAGTTCATTGCGACGGTGGCCGGGGATGTTACCGTGTTTAACTACGATGGTGAGACCCGTGAATATCTGTCTTCATCCGTTGAGTATCTCGCCGTGGGGGTCGGTATTCCCGCAAATTCCTGCGTTGAGGCTCCGGGAGAGAGTAAAACCGGCTTTGCCATTTGCCGTACAGCAGACCTTTCATCATGGGAATATATCACCGACCACAGAGGCCAAACCGTTTATAGCACAGAGACGATGCAACAAGTTGAAGTGACGGCACTGGGGGATTATCCCGAAGGTGCAACGCCCAATGCTCCTGCATCACCGTACGATAAATGGGACGGAGAAAAATGGGTCATGGATTCTGCCGCAAAACATGAAGGTGATATTGCTGATGCAGAACAATATCGACAAGCACTCCTCGATCAGGTAGATGAACTAACCTCCGACTGGCGAGTGGAGCTGATGCTCGGTGATATCAGCGAAGGAAACAAAAATAAACTGTCGTCGTGGATGGCTTATAAAACTGCGGTTAAAGCCGTCGATATTTCGACGGCTCCTGATATTAACTGGCCTGCTCAACCGGAGGCGTAGGCCATTTGATATTTGGTGCAGTGTCAGGGGTTATGGCCTGCAATTTTTTTATGTAGGTCAGCCAGAGTATCAGGCTGGCCTTATCTTCATCATTGATGATGCCTAACTGTAGTTCCGTTTGCCACAGGCTGATAGTCGCCTGCGCTTCAACTAACAAAGCTGATTTTTGCTGTTCCGCTGCTTCCACGTCTGCATTGTGCTGCTTTTCGGTATCCGTCACCCACTTGCTACCGCTCCACGTGTCATAAGGTGTGGCAGGTGCCAGCGTGGTGGTATCTTCCGGGTAATCGCCAAGCAAAGAAACAATCTCCGATTCGCCTGTTTCAGTGCTGTATATCGTTTTACCACGATGATCGGCGACATATTCCCAGGAGGTAAAATCTGCTGTACGGCATATAGCAAAACCCGCTTTACTTTCACCCGGCGCATCCATGCAGGAGTTAGCAGGAATGCCTACCCCCACGGCCAGATACTCAACGGCAGATGACAGATACTCGCGAGTTTCACCATCATAGTTATAGACGGTTACAACACCGGCTACCGTTGCGATCATGTCCTGGTTTAATTCAGCCTCAACCATTATGCAGCCCTCAAGATGTAGTTGAATGCGATATTACGTGGACGGTTTTCAGGGGCTGTCGGAACCTGACGTGACGCTGAGAATTCGACGCCAGAAGACCGCTGGTCACCAGCACCGCTGCTTCCCGCAAGATTGGAGCCGAATGGCAATCCACTTTGTGAAAAAGCACCGTTTGCGCCAGAGAAAACATACTGCGAGTTACCGGAGGTGCCTGCGAAAATTTGACCTGATATATTCCTGATTGCATCCCCCTGTGCTGACACTAAAGTTCGTCCACTATCTACACCCCTCCCGTCATCCCATCCCCGGATAAACTCCCCGCGTAAATCTGGCAGTCTGAGCGCCGGATAAGCCAGTGCCAGCTTAGGGTACTGGGAGGCGGTAAACGCAGCGCCATTGCATTTTAGCCACCCTGTAGGTGGCGTTGCTGACGGCCAAGGAATAGGCACACCAACCGGCAAAGCAGAGCCTTCCCCTAAACCAAGGTTTTTGGAAAAGCTGTTACACATAGCGAAATCTGTAAAAATCCTCCCACCGCGACATAGAGGAGGAGAATTGATGGCCGTCATTGGTTATATCCGTGTATCAACAATCGACCAGAACAGCGATTTACAGCGTAATGCACTCACAAGCGCAAACTGTGACCGCATTTTTGAAGACCGTATGAGCGGAAAAGTTGCCAGCCGCCCCGGTCTGAAACGCGCTTTAAAGTGCGTTAATAGCGGAGACACCCTGGTTGTGTGGAAACTGGACAGGCTGGGGCGCAGCGTTAAGAACCTGATCGCACTGATATCAGAGTTGCATGAGCGCGGTGCCCACTTCCGCTCTTTAACAGACAGTATTGATACCAGCACTGCCATGGGGCGTTTCTTTTTCCATGTGATGTCGGCACTGGCGGAGATGGAACGTGAGCTAATCGTCGAACGTACACTTGCCGGACTGGCAGCAGCCAGAGCACAGGGACGCATAGGCGGAAGGCCCAACGCATTAAAGCCGCATGAGCGGGACCAGATTGGGCGGCTATTAACTAAGGGGCATACCCGCCAGCAGCTGGCTATTATCTACGGGGTGGGGTTATCGACGCTCTACCGGTATTTTCCGGTAGATGGTCAGAGGAAAGATGACGCGGTAGGATTGTAATTCTTTTGCAACTACTGAAACGCCGCAGCGGTGCCATTTATCTCACGGAAATGGGCGCATTTATCGCGCGGCGCATCACGATCGGCTGGCTTCTTTCCAGGATGAACA